ATCAGCTGCACTAGCCACTGTGCTATTGAGGCGCATCTTAGTTGCGGTGGGCAGGAATCGAACCTGCGACCTCCAGGTTATGAGCCTGGCGAGCTACCAACTGCTCCACCCCGCGATGTTTTCATTGTCAAAGAACGTTATATTTATTCAAATCTGTTGCAAAGTTACAACTTTTTTCTCACATAGAAAAATAAAATGGTGAATTTTTTACGATCCACCATTATTTTTTTTATTTTTGCCAATTAATACGGTCTTTGTGCAACATATGACTTTGCTTTTTCCGTATCTGGCTTAGGTGGACATTGTGCATTATATTTTGGTGTATCGGAAGGTGACACTTTTGTTAACGCCGTCGGAGGGCACGCTGTGTATTTCGGTGTGATAGGATACACAGGGATTCTCTCAAAGATTGTAGGATCTAACGTCACAGGTTCGTCAACCCAAATATCTTCTGGAAGTGATGCGTATTCCTCCACTGGTGTTTCCTGTGGCTGATCATCATCTGATGATTCATCGGTTGTTTCACTTTGTGTATCTTCTGTTTCGTTTAATGTTTCACTTTCGTCTTTGGTTTCACCTTCAAGATTAACGATTCCTTCTTCAACGATTTCCGTGTTAAGGTTTGTAAATTCCTCAGTTGTTTCGTTGTTGATGATTTCCGATACATCGGTTGATTCAATCTTTTCTGCGGACTCAAGGCTGATTACCTTTTCGTCCTGTTTGCTTTCGGCAACAACATTTTCCACAACACTTTTCTTTGGTGCTGCAGTTTCCTTTGCCTTAGCTTCATTTTTCTTAACAGTTTTTGCCATTGTATATTGTTTTTGTTTTGTTCGTACCTTATATTTATCTCACATTTTTCTGAAAGATGTTTTCAAATCAAATCCATGTGACACTATTTTTGTGTTGTTATCGGGGTTTGATATTGGTTCCTGCTTCGAACTCCAGAGAAAATTCTCTATATTTATATATGTATTGAGATCATTAAGTTCATCAAACCAATACTTTGTGATATTCTTATTCAGCTTATTAAAGCATATTCCGCTTATATAATGAATCGGATTTTTAATGCTGTCACCTTTTGTTACATTTTCATACACTGTCTTTTCAAACACGTCTCTGTAATATTTTGTAAACACTGGCGAACTAAGCTTGAAGAAAATATCCTTACATTCATGCTTCCACGTATTATTTTTGATGATTTTATCTATTTCGTTTGGAACAATGGCAACAACTTTATGATTAAGTTCAAGATTGTCAATTTCCTGCTGCGCAATAGATTCAAGTTCTTTTATAGAATTTTTATCATTTTGAATGCATCCGTCAATAATTTCATTTGGTGCAATGAATTTCAGATACTTGTTCATATTTTTATCATCAGAATACATCACCCTTATTACAGGTTGAGAGTACACATATGGATATACACCAAATATATATTGATCAACATATACCATACCCTCTTTCTCTTTAGACATGAAGTATGTTGAATATCCATATGCCTTGAAATAATATGGTATCCTGTCACCATCTCTCCTGAACATATCATCAAGATATTCATAATGCACGTTAACATCTCTGACGAACATCAGGTCTGCGTCATGATCCTGTGTCAGGTAATCATAGAAATCCTTGTATTTTGATATTATTTTCATTATTGTTTGTATTTTTATATTGCAAAGATACAACTTTTATTTCACATAACAAAAATATTCATGAAAAAATTATTTTAATCCTGCGATTTGAGAGTAGGTAAGGTGTCCAACACTGCTTCCTATTGTTCCCATACCAAGCCCAAGACCGCTTCCTTCGATATAAATGGATCCGTATCCACTAGCATAAGCGTTTCCATACGGTCTAGGTTCAAGCCATCCCATTTCCGTCTGTCCGTATGTGACATCATTGAAGTTCACCATAGAGGATTTAGTTTCTTCAATTCCATACAAAGATGTAAATTCATCATCGGTCATGTCTGGATTGTCTATTGCCCATTGCTTTATGATTTCATTCATCTGATAAAGTTTCGTTCCATCTGTCTTAAAATACAGGTATTCTTCAATCCATCCAATGAATGTGCTGTCATCGATCATTCTGGGTATATGATTGAAAATTGGGAGAGAAAGGTCATCATGGCAAGATATTCCTCCGAGCTTACTCTTAATGTAACCGAATGATTTCATCTGATCGAATGTCTCCTTGCATGTGACAATGGTTCGCTTCATTGTAATCATCTTGTTTCCCTTATTGCAGTAATACTCCTTGTTTGTGGTTGTCTTGAAACCGTATTTTCTTTTCTGCGTTTCTCCAGGGATAGGTTTCTTGTGATATGTTTTCTGTATCGTCGCACCGCTGTATGATGAATGTCTCTTGAATTCCTCGAAAAACGATTTTCCGTTGAAGTTCATCTCAACCATAACTCTTACATTATTGCGTTCATGATCTTTGAAAAGATTGTATGCCAGAGCTGAACAAACGCGTGCGCACTGTATTTCGTCCTCAGAACTGTTCTTGTATTTTCCAACCTGTACAAAACGTATGCAGTCCGATATCCTGCAACTAAGATGAGAGTAACGCCTTAAGTTCGCTGGTGAATTTGGAACAACCTTTAATATCTGTATCGAGTTAGCATCTGGTGTTTTTTTCTTTGATTGAACACGTTCATCTGGATCGCCGTTTCCTTCAGCCAAGTCAACAAGGAAAACAAACACATCATTCTCGTTTATATCATTAGGATCAAAATCTGGATGCCATGTTATATGTTCATCGTTGACGTACTGATTGTTTATATATATGTGCTTTTGTTCATATTCTACGGCAATACGTTCGATAAATCTCATGTCATCAGCCTTCATCAACATTCTGGAGTTCTTATTGAACTGAAGTTCAAACTCCTGCGCGAACTCATCTTCACCGAAGTCTGCCCTCATCTTCTTAGCCCACTCCTCATCATGTCCTGGGAACTGCCAGTAATCTACCCTTATTGGTATGAAAGAGTTCTTCTTTTCCAGTGCTCCAGACCAAAGATCATAATATTTGTTAGTAGTTCCGTTCGGTGTAGAACATATGATGCACTGTGATACATCTGAAGAAGAAAGTGTTGGGTAAACTGAACGCCAGAAGTTGTTAACTATATTATCTGGAATATGCGCAAACTCATCAAGCAGCACACAGTGGATCGTGAAACCGATTGATGCTGTGTTTGTTGTTGCTGATGAAAGTATTTTAGATCCGTTATCGAGTTTAAGCTGTGTTTTTGCCCATATTTCTGTGCCAGGTTTCAACCAGAATGGAAGACCTTTGAATATATTGATAATTTTATCAACAATCTCTATTGATGTCTTTTCCTTATTGGCTACAACAAGAATATTCCTGTCGATATGAAAGATAAGCATCCATGAAAGAAATACGGCGATGGTGGTCGTTTTTCCAGTTTGCCTGCTACAGCAAAGTATAATATTGCGGTTAACTGGCAGCAGAAGATCCCTTTCCTCATCATACACTTCTTCTGTTGCCTTGTCAATTATTTCCACCTGATAATCTCTCAACTCTACTGTTCTGAATCCATGATCCGTCATGAACTTTGCATAATGAGACGCATAATAGAGGGGGTCATCATAGCATTTTTGATATTCTATCATTTCCTCCTCAGTCATCTGGAACGGTATATTAGCCGCTCTAAGATCAAGATCTCTCATGAAGAACGGTTCAAAATCAATTTCATATCCATTGTTTCGTTCTTCGATGAGCGAATTGATCCTTTCTGTTGAGTATATCTTTCTTTGTTTCCGTTTATTTCCTTCCTGTGTATTTTCAGCCATGTTCCACTTTACTGGTTTTTATCTATGAGGAAACCTATGCTTTTTACTCCGTTGATGTATATGTCAAGAACAGCATAATCATATCCTAGTCCTGAATCTCCGAACTCTATGTTTGTTGTTATGTAAGTATTTTCCCCATGATTCACATAAGTTCTTATTTGTGTATTTAGTTTATCTAAAACCTGTTCTGCTGCATGTTTCGTGTTAAAAACCATATATTCAAGATCAATTCCAAAATCATAGTTCCCTAACACCTGTCCATTTTGCGTTCCAAGTATCATTCTGATTTGCGTTATGATTGATTCGATTTCGTTGTTAAAATCAATCATTGTTGGATCGTAATATGGATCATTTTCGTCTCTTATATATATCTCTTTGATTTGCATAACGTTACCAATCTTTAATTTCAAATTCAGCTTCTTTTACGTTATTTATCTTGTCTATGTGTCTTTGCCTTGCCCCGCTGATAAGATTTTTTGTAGATGTGACAACCATAGATGTAGGAGCTTCAAGTTTAGCTGGGTCTTTCTGCTGCTGTGCTGCTATATTGGCTTCTCCCTCTTTATCTCTAATCTCGAACTTCAGGTCAATATATGTTTTCCTGATTCTTTGTTCAGACTCGAATATTTGTTTAGTGATCGCCTGTATTTTATCAGTCAGTTGCGCGAACACCTCATACATTCTTGGCGCAGAGTTTCCAGAGTTAACATTTTCCATGATGGATCTTTGCATCGTCATGTTGCTATCAAGCTGAACATATAATGATGTCAACGTATCTATATCTTGTTCAATTTTATCCTTAACATATTCATATTCAAGCAAATCATCACTCATGATATGCTTAACAGCCCCAAGTATAGTTTTTCTTGCCTTTTTCCTAAGTATTTTTTTGTTTAAATCGTAATCGTAATCAAACATTTTTACTTTCATCGTTTCGGCTGCACTTGTATTGTCAACAGGTGTAGGTTTAGGTGCCTTTTCCGATGGTTGAGGATCTTGCACTGGAGAAGGTGTATGGATTGGATCCAAACCATTTAGCAGCTGTTCAAAATCTTTTCTGTCACTTTTTATTGTTCGTTGTGGAACTAGCATTGTTTTTGGATTTTCTTTCACTATTTATCTAAATAAAAAATGGCTGGAGCGTTATCCAGCCATCATTTTATTTCTTTCCAGTTTTATATTTTGAAACAAGAAATCTGCTATCGAGACCTTGAATATATTGTCCGCCTTTAATTGACCATTCAGAAACCTTGCGGCGAACTCCATCGATAAGAACCTCAACTGTTCCGAACTCATCTGTTTGTTTCGGTCTTCCAGTTATTGCACAGTTTTGTATAACAGAAGTTGTTTCAAATTCCCTAAGAGGATATGCTGATATATCTACAGTTTCTGTAGCGGTAGTGCCGTGCTTTTGAACTCCATTTCCTCCTTCATCGTTTGATATTGATGATTTAGTTCGTCGAGTTCTTCTGACACGTCTTGTATTTGCTTTATCAAAGCTTTGTTGTTCGTTTCCAACGTGTTCACGTTGTCCATCAGTTTTTGAATGACTTGATCCTTTGACAGCATCGGCATCACTTTCTGAACCAATAGAGTTTTTATTGTTTTCA